CCCGAGCCTCCTCGTCCGCTAAAGTCTCGTAAGCTAGGCGAGCGTCGTTAAACTGGCCAGCGGTATCCGGGTCGTCTGGGTTTTTGTCCGGATGTAGCCTAGACGCCAACCTCTTAAAGGCTTTTTTGATTTCGGATTGGGAGGCGTCCTTTGGTACGCCAAGCGTGTCGTAGTAGCTCATTTCAGACCCTTGGCAAACAGCTGCTGACTGGTTAAGTCTTGGGGACCGTGGCTAACCGTTTCACCGCTTGGTAGCTGCAAAGCGATCATGTTGCGAGAGGCGTCCCCGTCCATCATGGTGACCCCCTGCAACATAGTTGGGTTATAGATATGGTCTGGACAGCCATACATGGCGGCGTCGGAATTTATTATGTCCGAATGGCCAAGCGCGCACGACCAAGCTCCGCCGTCCTCGGCGGTACTGTGGGCACAGGTACGGCAATTAATATCCGGAACTTCGTACTTTTTGCAAATCCCGAGGTAGTCGCAATACAAACACTCGTACCAACCCGGCGACGGGTGGATCATCGGTAATGGCTCGGTGGAATGGATAATATGGTGGCCACGATCTTGGTACCGTATTACCGTGTCGCTATCGTAATCCAAAACCTCGGCGTGTAGTGTGTCGTCGTTCTTATTGACGACCATGTAAAGGGCGTGCCGGAGGTTCATATAATGCATACACATTTGCATTTGTACGTAGTGCTCGAATTTAACCTCCGCTACCCCCTTCTTTACTATTTTCTGGAAAACCTTATCGCTACAGGTTTTAAATTCGGCATAGGCCGGCGCCCCTTCTGGGAGGTCCGGTATACCACGAATTACCCCATCCAACGAAGATCCGAAGTGACCGCCCAGCCCAGAAAATTTAAACTGACCACCATCTTCCTTCTCGAACCATAGCTCAAACCCGGCACCAATTAGCATCGCTAAAAACCGAGCCTCCTCCAGGTGCCCACGATTAAACAGCCGTTGGATACGAGCGGGGAACTTTTTAACCGTCGCCCAGTGAAACGAATACCAGAGTTCTCGACTGCACTTTTTACCGATTAAAGAGGCGCCGAGATGGCTGCGAAATTTAGACGACGACCCACGATAGGCGTCATCCATTTTAGGTAAAAGCCATTCCAGGTTCTGGCGAAACGCCGCACCGTCGTCTTTACTAATGGCCTCGTCTATACGCTCTAAAGTTTGCTTGGCTTTTTTCACAACAGCTCCTATTTAGAGATGGGCGCCTTGATAGACGACTGCGGCCGATACTGGGTTAACCCTTCTAGGATTTCGTCGGTGGTATAATTCGCCGGGTCCGGTTGTGGCTTATCAATGGTAAAGGAGGGAAGCTCCCCCGGAGTTCTCGCTAACTGTTTGTCCACAATAGTCGGAGTCATGTGGTTTTTATAGATATGGACATCTCCAAATACCACGTGAAGGTTACCCGGGCGTAAACTTACCGCTGCCGCCATCATATGAGTTAGCAGAGCATACGACGCGATGTTAAAAGGAACGCCGAGAAAAAGGTCGGCCGAACGCTGGTACATTTGACACGACAGGTACTCGCCGTCCACGTAAAACTGAAATAAGCAGTGACACGGCGCGAGAGCCATTCTACCAAGAGCGGGGTTTTTTTCGGGGGCTATGCCCTTAGCCGGAAGCACCGCGGTATTCCACGCGGACACTACCATACGCCGGCTGGCCGGGTCGTTGGTTAGCGTCTGGATTACTTGGGCGATCTGGTCAATGGCCGTACCGTCGATTGCTCGCCAGGACCGCCATTGCTGGCCGTAAATTGGACCGAGGCCGCCTAGCGGGTCTGCCCATTCGTCCCAGATTTTAGTATCTAGCGTGCTAACATTGGTTTCCCCACGTAAGAACCATAGCAGCTCCAATACGATGGCTCTAAAATTTACGTACTTAGTGGTCATCAACGGGAAGCCTTTGCGTAAATCGAAATCCAGTTTTTCCGAAAATAAAGAACGCGTCCCGGTCCCAGTGCGGTCCATTCTCTCGGACCCATTAAAGTAAACTTTTTCTAGTAGATCTAAATAGTTGCGCATTCTGGGCCTCACTTATACTTTTTACACAAACGAACTACCAGTTTACAGGTATCGCTATCGAACCATGACATGTGGCATTCGCTCTCGGTGATTTTAAGCTGATTCGCCAACCATCGGTAGGCGGCGCCCCTTGTTAACGTACTGCTGCGTTTCCAAATCGGGTCAAACGCTTCGTGCGCTCGAGTTCTCATTTTACGGGTGGCGGAATCCGCCATCTTACCCAAGGGGTTGGACTTGCCGGGGTGGCACCCGACTGCCGCGGTGCAGGTATCGCAATACCAAATTAAAGGCCACTGCCCATAAAGACGCCCATAAATTTGACTGTTTTTAACTAAACGAATTTTTCCACTATTACAAGAATCACACCTTATTGGCCTCCGCAAGATCCTATTTCTAGGGTGTACGCTCATTGTCCTACCTCCAGATAAAAATAGGGGACCGTAGCCCCCTATTTTTCTACTTCGGTTTACTGCTGCCAAGGCGGCCGCTGGGCATTCGCATTGGTAGACGCTCCGTTGTTCCCTACCGGTGCATTTTCACCGTCATTTTGTTGCGTCGGGTTGTTAAAGCCCGGCGGTGTCTGCTGTTGCTGTTGCTGCGGCTGGTTTTGTGGTTGCTGCTCGTTTTGCTGAGGCGGATTATTCTGTTGCTGCTGTGGGGGGTTCTGCCACCCACCGTTTTGGTTTTGTGGAGGCTGCTGCTCGACCCCGGCATTCTGGGGTGGCTGCTGCTGCTGCTGCTGCTGTTGTTGTTGTTGTTGTTGCTGTTGCTGGGGTGGGTTTTGTGGTTGGGTCCAGTTACCCTGTGGCGGCTGCTGGGGTTGGTTTTGTGGAGGCTGCTGCTGCTGCGGTGGCTGCCAAGTTTGTTGTGGTTGGTTTTGGTTTCCACCGCCCATGTTAGCCGCTGGGTTACTGGTAGGCGCCGCCCCTGTGGTTGCCCCGTCCATCGCACGATAGCCTTTCACATCGTTGCTGGCGTCGTACTGGTCTTTTGCGGGTTTCAATACGGCACGAGCCGAAAGCGGGATGTTGTGCAGCTGCGTAGATTCCTGTACCTGGATTACGCCGACCGAGTGGCAAATAGACGATAGCGTTTTGTACGCAATATCGACCGCCACCGGGTTAGGGTTTTTCAGGTTTAGCCGGTCGTAAAGTTTACGCCCAGCGTACTCGCCGTCCAGGATCTGCATTACCAGCTCAAGGTACATTGCACCTGTGTTGGCAAAGTCCTTGGTCGGCTTTTCCTCGGATTCTACTATTTGCACGTTGTACCAGCCGGTTGGGACTGGTTCGGGTGCGGTGTTCTGCTCGACGTTAGTTGCGTCAAAGTTAAGCATAGCCATCGGTACTGCTCCTACGTAGGTTGTTGCGTCCCCATTATTTTTGCGAATATATAACCCAAGTGGGGTACTTCGATTTCTTCCAGCGCGCCGGACCGGTCCTTTGCATCGTAGTTGAAATCAGGTTGGGTTCGCAAATAACGATAGGAACGCTGTTGTGCGTCCCTTCCGATATTAAGGTTGAAAACTTCGTCGTATAGATAAGGCATAGCGGGTCCAGCTTTCTGCCCCGGCATGGATGGACCCGCCAAGGTGGCTCCGGTACCCTCGTCCTTAACCCGTTCTTCCTTAGCCGCCATGTATACGTTATACCCGCGCAGATCGCGGAAAGACTTTATTGTGGCTATCGCCTTTTCAATAAGTTCGCCATAGGCTTGGCGCGGGTCCTTGACCTGTTGCTTTGCGTTGGTTAAAATCTTCTCGCCTATTTCAGTTATCGAATCCAAGCAGATGGTTTCAAACTGCTTGGCCTCGCTAGACGTTGCGGCCCATCGTTCGACCTCGACTAGGTCCTGGAGCGTGTTAATTTCTATAATCGGTAAGTTGTAGCTAATGCCGGGTACGTTAGCGCCAAACATCCTCGTTATGTTTTCCGGCCGCAGGGACAGCAACCCGCTTTCCGCCGAGCATACGACGGGTGAAGGGGCGGTGGCGCAAAGCGAGGTCTTGCCCATACCCGCCCGTGAATACACGATTACTTTTACCCCATGGACCTTTGAAAGCACGGCCGATGATTGCAGCTGTATTGCCATTGGATTATCCTTGGTCTTTGCGGTCTATAGCTTGGGTGTCGGTATAGCCGCCGGATGGAAAGCGAGCAGATAACTTATCCATGTTCGCTTCTAGGACGTCTCCGCGTACCGCGCCAGATTGCGCGTACAGGATGTCGAGTTGCCGACGTAAACGCCGGGTAAGAATAGTAGCCATTGAAACATTTAACGGCTTATTATACACCGCGGCTTTTTTGGCCTCGTCTAGTAAGCCGGCTGCCGTGATTATCAGGCGCACGTAAAACCCCTGACTGTCCCAGCAAACCGCCTTAGCCACCCGTTTAGACTCGAAGGCTACTCCGAGCCCTTGGGAAAACCCCGTCAAGTAAAACTCAACGTCACCCAGTTCTTTTATAAACTCGGCAGCACCGTTGGTGCCCGTTACACACGTAAGCAGCTCGCCGACCTCGCCAGCTAAACCCGCCGCCATGTGCAGGAAATGGGCGTTCTCGTCGGTAAGGGTGGCCACAATATCACGGCCGGGTTTAACAAGGGTTTTAACCATTTTGGGATGATCGGTAAACATAATCAACGCCTTTTACTTAGGGAAGAAAAGGCCCCCTTCATAGGACGAGGGCTTTGGTTGCAAAACGCCTTTTAGCGCCTAGGATTTCTCTAGCTTATCCGTGTGAACCATGGAGGCCCTAGCGTTCGCCAGGTTTGTAGCCGCCTGTGAAAACCGGAGGGCATCTTCAGATTTTGCAGCTTGTTGAGACTTCTCTCTCAAAGCTTCTATGGCCGTTACCATGTCAATACTCATAAGGTTTTACCTCTTATAAAGCAAAAAAGTGATTGAAACTAAGCGTCCTTTCAAATACTTGGGCGGGATTGTCGATAACAGCATAAGCAGTGCCTTATCTCGGCCCCCTATTATAGGACGGGGGCGGTTGGATTACAAAGATCTATTTGTTGAAGGAAGGTGGCGTTGGGTACACCACTGAGTCTTGAGCCGCTGGTATTGATCCACCACCGTAAAGACCCGCTTCAGGGTCCGACGCTGTTAAGCTGCTAACTACCTCCTCCATGATTTTCATGGCTTGGCTGTTACCCTCTAACGCTTCCCAACATTCGTCCATCGCCTTTTTCTTAGCGACCAAGGTCGCCGCCTTGCGCAGCTCCCTTTCGGCGGCCCCTTCGACGGCCATGCGCTGCAGGTACTCGACGACCTGAACCTTCTGGACAATCCATTTGTAGCTAAAACCAGCTCGGAGATCCAGGTTGGCGCAGTCGTCCACTTGGGTAACCATTACGACGACCATACCCTTACTTGGCGAGTTCACCACTGCTTCGTCGCCAATCTCGAGTCCCATGGTAATAGGTGCTTTATACGAATACTCTTTTGCCGAGAGCTGGCCGTCCGTGTGCTTAAAACGTACCTTGCAGGTTACGAAGGTGTCCGACTGCAACAAGGCGATTAGCATTTTATGGTCCATTATATACGTCCTTTCTTTTTGGTTTCGGTTAATCGAAAATCTAGAGTATGTTAAATTCGGGGGCCGATCACCCCCTATATTGCGTCAATGAGATTTTTCTTCGCCGGTTAGCTTGGCGGCCATGGCGGCGCTGGTAGCCTTATCCAAGGCTTTAAAGGATACGCAACCAGACGCTAGGTCAAAACCAATCGCCAAACCACCAATGTCGGCAAGGTCGAAAGCGTCTCCCGGTAATTCTAGGACGCCCCCGTTCATCGTGGCCAAGCGCCAAAGGGCCGCCGCCATGATCTCTAGCCGGTTATTAGATAGCACCACTTGGAGTTCCTGGCGCATCCTACTGGATTGAGCCTCGGTGAGACCGTCCTTTCGTTCGCTCATTATCGTGCGTCCTTTACCGTTTTGGTAACCTTCGGCGGCTCTATCGCCAGCGCCGGGGATCCGGGCTTTATAACCAAGGCCTCTTCCACAATGTGCCGTACTTCGTCGGGCAGGGCTTTATAATCCCGTACCCGAAGTTCTGGCTTGTATTTAAAAATGCGATCCGAGGCCCCTTCCGGGAGGCGCTCCAGTATCGCTGGCAACGCCGCCTCGTCCACCGTTCGGTAATACTTATAGTCGGCCTTTAACCGCCAACCATTCGCAATATCCACCCGATTGACCCCCTCTACTGGGTCTTTAAAAAGGGTGGTAAAAACTTCCGTTCTAAGGTCAGACTCCTCCACCTTGGCTCCCACTAAATTAACGGCCGCTACCCGCCACCTTTCGAGCAAATCCTGATGCGCCTTCGACATACTTTTTATCACCGG